CATCATATTCTGATTGGAAAAATGGCATTGACTTATAGTATATATCATCGTCAAGTCGGAAATTGTCTGAAGTCCACTGATCAGGCAACCCCGGTATCTGAGGAGGATTCGTGCCACAGTCAGGACAGTACACGTTTGGATGCACCTCTTTGATATCATAACCAATATGGTCAGATAACCGTGACACTTCTCTTTCTTGTTGATCTCCTTCCCATAATTGTTCCATAATCACTGGATGAAATGGAACATACTTAGACCACTTATCAAAGGTTTCAAGATACCGTTCTGGATTTTGTACTTTTTGATAATAGTATTCCAAATGCTGTTCTCGACTTTCCCAACAATGTGTGGATTGAGGATTTGAAAAGGAACACGACGCAGACCATGCTCTACGAATAGGATCTCGTACAATATTAAGTGCAATCACTTCAAAATGCTCTGACAATGCAGTTACTGCTTCATCAATCAATCTTTCAGTGAGAGTGCCATTAATATTGGAAAAATCACAAACTCCAAGATGAGGCAGGTTATTTTCCTGCATATAATCCCAGTGTTTCCGATAGTACGTGATGTACTTCTCCATAGTATAAGGTGGAGAATAATATTCGTCAACCTCTTCCTGTGTAAAGAACAAATGTCTTCTTGCTTCCCATCTCAGACCTCCTGTAGAGGTTGTTCCATACTTCTCTGATATTTTATTTTTATATTTCTTCTTTTTTCTCTCAAACTTCTGCCTGTCAGTCAAACAACCAGTTTTTCTGAGCATCATATCTCTCTCAAACTTCCCCTGTTTATTATAATCACACGAATAGAGGTAATTATCTTCTTTTGCTAATCCGGGACTGACTATCTCATTCGTTATCGTCAAGGTATAGAATAAGGGAGTTGTTGCTGCCCACCCATAGCCCGTACCAAAGATAAACTTGGGTTTCATATAGATAATAGTACTACACCAAATATGTATGCTTCTAAGCAAACCTTCAGAGTATCTTTATGAAATGTTGGCGAGTAATTATGGGAAGGCGAAAAAGATGTGGAGAAAACATATCAAGGAAGCATGGGATTATAGGTGTGCATACTGTGGGGAATACGGAGATACGATAGATCACATACATGCACAGACTCACGGGGGGCAGAGTGAGTTGACAAACATGATATGTTGCTGCGATACTTGTAACAAATCTAAATCACACGAATCTGTGGAAATCTGGTATTTTCAGCAAGACTTCTTTGATCAGAAGAGATGGGAAGCAATTGAGGTATGGAGAGCAAATCTTGCCCCTGTACAAAGAAAGAGATATATAAGAGGTAGGGGAGGAATTCCTACAAAGTGTATAGTTTTATGAGTTATTCCGTATATCTCAACAAACAAATAGTTTTCCATCATCTCAGTAAGGAAGAGGCATTACAGAGACAAGATGAATTTCGTAAGATGATTAACGCCGGTGTAAAGAGTTGTTATACTCCAGAGCAGGTGACAATCAAGTATGACTCTATATAATAGAAATAGAGAACAAACTTACTAATGATCTTTTCTGCTATTTCTTACTTTATGGCGAACCCACCTGTCTACTTCATTAGAAGTACATGGACAGACCAAGTAACAGTGGGTACCGGTTTGACAGATCTCGAAATGATGGTTACAATGCATATGATAACCGTACCACTTGTACTAGGTGGGGCATATTACCTGATTTTTGGAAAAAATGGAAAAAGATCCACTACTTGAGGAACTGGCAGAAGCGATAGCACAAGGTCCCGTCATTTTTACTCCTGATGATTCATGGGAGGAGAAATTTGAGGAGGCAAGTGATGAAACTCGATAAAACTCCATTTACAATTCAAAAAGTCAAGACTTGGCATCCTATTCGTTGGATAAGAACACAATATCATCTTTGGAAACTTAGAAAGCAAGATCCTTTCATCTACGAGGAAGAGGATTGAGAATTTACTTTGATGGCGACTCTTTTACCATGGGTAAGAGGTTGGTTGATCCTGCAAACTCAAGATTCAGCAAACTCATCGCAGATCACTTCAATGCAGAAGAGTGTAACTTCAGTGTGGGTGGAGCAAGTAATCAAAGAATACAAAGACAACTACTTGTAGACAATAAAATTGAAGAGTATGATCTAGCAATCATACAAATGACCTTCCGTTCTCGATTTGAGTATTATGATCGAATCAAACGGAAGTTTTCTCTTGTCAATCAGGCAAAGTGTCGTACATACCCTCATCAAAAGATTTTTATGAATGAGGCACACCGACCTTTCTGGCAACATTACTACGAACACATATATGATGATGAATATGGTCGTGCAACGGAAGAAATCATATTCAAGTCAATTGAAGATCATTGTGCTATAATGGGTGTACCATTGGTTCTCGTCACAAACGATGAATCAAGTCGTTTACCCTTTGATTACTGTATGTCTTGGAAGAAATTACCAAGAGCAATGGTGATTGAGGATGGTCATAAGAAACAGTCTTATCATCCCAATGAAGAAGGTCATGTGTTAATTTGTAAACACATAATTGACATAGTAAACAAAAAACATAACTAACTCTGTGAGTTTTCCAGAGGGTATCTTTTAATATTATTCTAAAGTGATTGGTTTTTCCGAAGGATTTCATGATGCAGCAATATCCGTCGTCAATGACGGACAGATAGTATTTGCAAGTCATGCAGAGAGATATTCATTAGAGAAGCATGATAAGATATTAGGACCAATATTAGGTCATATAGCAAAAGAATATACAACAGATAAGAGAATCGGTTTCTATGAGAGACCTATATGGAAGAAGACAAGACAATTATTAGCAGGACAGTATAAGACAGTATTCAAGAAACGTATTCTCTCATTACAACCTACAGATTACTTTGGACATCACTTGTCTCATGCTGCAGCAGCATTTCAGACATCTCCATTCGATGATGCAGCATGTGTTGTTGTAGATAGCATTGGTGAGTGGGATACTGCATCAGTATGGAAGGCAAGAGTGCAGGATGATGGCACTGTCGGATATTGGAAGTGGTGGAGTATGAAATATCCAAAGAGTATTGGTCTTTGGTATAGTGCTCTGACGAAGTGGGCAGGATTTCGTCCTTTAGATGAAGAATATATCTTTATGGGTATGGCAGCGTTCGGTACTCCTTGTTGTACTGAAGAAGTTCGCGACCTTCTCTCTCAAAACAACCACCGTGGAATCTCTCCTCTCTCTAGTAGACCCGAAAATGTAGCGAAAAGTGCCGAATGGGTGTTAGAAGGTGAGATTCGTAAGTTATTCAATATAGCAAGAAATATAAGTCCGAATATTTGTTATGGAGGTGGTGTTGCCTTGAATTGTGTCGTCAACGCTAAACTGCAAAAGGACTATAATATGTGGATTATGCCAAATCCCGGTGATGCCGGTGCTTCTTTGGGTGCTGCACTATTATGCCACAAACGAAAGGTTGAATTCAGTCCTTATCTTGGATATAATATACGACGTACTGTAAATCCGAAAGAAGTTGTCAAAATCCTTCTCAACAAAGGAATCGTGGGGGTTGCAAATGGTCGTGGTGAGTTTGGTCCTCGTGCTTTGGGTAATCGAAGTCTATTGGCGGATCCAAGGAAAATTGAAAACAAAAACTTAGTCAATCAAATCAAAAGAAGACAGAAGTTCCGTCCATTTGCTCCTGCAATACTTGAAGAACACTGTCAGGACTATTTTCATATGCCACCACAGTCTCGTTACATGTCTTACACATATCAATGTAAGCATCCTGACCAGATTCCTGCTGTTGTACACTTTGATAATAGTGCAAGAGTACAAACAGTCCCGATTGGCAGTGAAAGCGTTCTCAGAGACATTCTAGAGGCATGGTATGAAGAAACTGGTTGTCCTGTGCTATTGAATACTTCATTGAACATACGAGGTATGCCAATGGTTAATACATGGGAACATGCATGTGAGTTTTCCAAAAAATACTCCGTTGACGTTGTATAAATTATTGTGTATAATGAAATGAAAAAGATTTTCTGTAATGGCAAAAGGATTCAAGGTTGTCACAACCGCCCCCGAAACTAAAAGTAAAAACGAAGGTGGAGACGACGAGTTCTCTATAGAAAAGGCAAGAGAACTCATCAAAGGCAAGGCAATCGTATTCTGCTTACCCGGACGTGGAGTATCATATACCTTTCTCAAAAATTTCGTCCAATTATGTTTTGAATGTGTACAGCAGGGTGCTTCCATTCAAATCTCACAAGACTACTCTTCAATGGTCAACTTTGCTCGATGTAAAGTGCTTGGAGCAAACGTTCTCAAAGGTGCAGATCAATTACCTTGGCAGGGCAAACTGAAGTATGACTATCAACTGTGGATTGACAGTGATATTGTATTCAACTTAGAATCATTCTATAAGTTGTTCTGGATGAACAAAGATATCGCAGCAGGATGGTATTGTACAGAAGATGGTAGAACTACATCTGTTGCACACTGGTTAGAAGAAGAAGATTTCCAAGCAAATGGCGGTGTCATGAATCATGAGATGGTTGATGGTATTGGAAAGAGAAGAAAACCATTCAAAGTTGACTATACAGGGTTTGGTTGGGTTCTAATCAAAAATGGTGTCTTTGAACACAAACAAATGACTTATCCTTGGTTTGCTCCTCAAATGCAAGTTTTTGAGTCTGGTGCTGTCCAAGATATGTGTGGTGAAGACGTTTCTTTCTGTCTTGATGCAATCAAAGCAGGTTTTGAAATTTGGTGTGATCCAACATGTCGTGTAGGACACGAGAAGACACGAGTTATATAAGTACTGTTGTAGTATCACAATATACAACCGAAGAGAGATGGAAAGGTACGATATATACTTGCAGGGTGAGAAAGTCCGTTCTGACATTGATGAGGAAGAGATGCTTGAGGTGACTCAAGAATATGCAGAACAATTTTATCGTGACGGAACCCCACACCCTGACGATATCGAAGTCAAATACTTAGGTACAGAAACAGAGGACTAGACAGTCCTCTTTTTTTGTGTATAATTAGTACAAAGATAGATTATTATGACTATTCCAGATCAAAAAAAATTATTAATTGATAATGCTATTGAGGAAATAAAAAATATTTGTATAAATCTTCAAAAAGATTTGGAAGATAAACAAGTCATGGCAGATATAGATGATATGTACTATCATCATTTTAGTGAAGTGAATAAGTCAGACGAAAGATGATTTTTAGTGGATGCAGCATCACATGGGGTGATGAACTTGATAATCAAGAAGATAGATTTAGTAAAATCGTATCAGACACACTCAAAGTGACAGAGAATAATATATCTCTCTGTGGTATCAGTAATGATGCGATTGTGAGAAGAGCAGTGTCTTCACAACCAATACAACCTATCATATTACAACTGACTGTTCCAAGTCGTATAGAATACTTCACACAGGACGGTCCTCAAAAGTTTTCGTTACAGAGGCAGATGAAAATGGTGCCATTTCGTAAACCAATGAGAAGTTATTATAGTGAGGTAAATAATGACCATCATCAGATGGAAAACCTCTTCAAAAACGTTTTCATCTTTGAGCAGTTTTGTTATCTCCATAATTTGAAGCATATAATCCTTTTTGCTGACTGTGATGTCGAACTATCACATGGACATTGGAGTTCTTTATGTAAATCTAAAATATGGAACATTTGGAAGGATATACTTGGTTATAGGCATAGAGGTGGACACCCTAATAAGGAAGAACATAGACGTATAGCAAACTTTCTCCTAGAAGTTCTCTAAATAACACTAAATATACGAGTATTGTATAAAAAGTGCCTGTCCAGAAAAAATCAAGGGGTTTCCGAGATATTTCACTATCTTTTCAGAAACATCCAATTACAAGGGATATTGTAACGCTCAAAGATGCAGATGCTATCAAACGTGCGGTGCAAAATCTTGTCAGAATAAGAGTTGGAGAAGTATTTTTTAGAAACGACATAGGCACGAAACTAACAGGGTCACTTTTTGAATTGGCAAATGATGATCTGGTAGATCCCCTGATTAGTGAAATTGAAACTGTTATAACAAACTTTGAACCCAGAGTTAATTTGAAGAATGTCAGTGTTTCTACTATTCCAGACGAAAATAGTCTAAACGTTGAAATTGCATACGATATTATAGGTTTGCCTTTACCACAGCAGACAATAGACTTCATTCTAGAACCCACTAGACTATAATGGCTCTCACACAATTTACAAACCTAAACTTCGAGGATATCAAGACCTCTATAAAAAATTATTTGAGAGAAAACTCAAAATTTTCAGATTTTGATTTTGAAGGATCAAATTTTTCAGTACTTCTCAATACGTTAGCATATAATTCCTACATTACAGCATATAACACTAATATGGTTGCTAATGAGTCATTTATTGACTCGGCAACGTTGAGAGAGAATGTTGTATCATTAGCAAGAAATATTGGATATGTACCTAGATCAAAACGTGCAGCAGTTGGTATTGTTAGATTCAATTTAGTAGGTATAACTTCAACATCTGCCTCTGTATCCATTCAACCGGGTATTTTTGCGAATGGAGGATTCAATCAGACAAACTACCTATTCTCACTAGCAGAGAAACTAACCGTTCCTGCAAACAATGGACGAGCAACTGGTGCTGCCTTGATTCATCAAGGACAATATCTTGAGAAGAAATGGACAGTAGATTTATCACAACCCAATCAAACTTATATTCTACCCAACAATAATATTGACTTATCTACTCTAAATGTCAAAATTCAGAACTCTGCCTCTGATACAACTGTAACTAACTTCAAGTCTGTAGATAGTATTGTTGGTGTTGATGGAAACTCAAACATATATCTAACACAAGAGACCACAGATGAGAAGTATGAACTTATATTTGGTGACGGTATATTTGGTAAAAAGTTAGAAACAGGTAATGTCATAACCGCATCTTATATTGTTACAGATGGTCCAACTGGTAATGGTGTGAAGCAATTTAACTTTGCAGGTACGATAAAGGACGATAGTGGAGCAGATATTAATAATTTTGAAGTAGATCTCCGCACATTGAGAGCAGCAGAAGGTGGAGATGATATTGAAAGCGTTGAAAGTATCAGAAATTACGCCCCAAGAAGGTATGCTGCACAGAATCGTGCGGTTACTGCTACAGATTATGAATCATTACTCCCTTCAATATACCCAAATATTGAATCAGTGAGTGCATATGGCGGAGAAGACCTCAATCCACCTCAATATGGTCGAGTTTTTATCGCAGCAAAACCTAGAAATGGTAATTTTTTACCCAATTCTACAAAAACATCAATATTGAAGTCTTTGAAGAGTTATTCGATAGCGGGTATTGTACCATCTTTTGTTGATCTAAAATTCCTATACGTTGAATTAGACAGTTATGTTTACTATAATACGAACTTTATAGGTGCACCTGATAATCTAAAAACAGATGTTATAGATGCTGTCTCACAATTTGGAAGACAAGGAGACTTGAATAAGTTTGGTGGTAGATTCAAATATTCTAAACTTGTATCAGTTTTAGATTCAGTAGATGATGCTATAACATCCAACATTACTAACATATTGATTAGAAGAAATCTAAAAGCATCGGTCAATGTCTTCACACAGTATGAGTTATGTTTTGATAATGAGTTTTATCATGAATTAGATGAATTCAATATCAAGAGTACAGGATTTAGTGTCTCAGGGGTCACTGGAACGGTCTACCTCGCTGATAAAGTAACCAAGGGATCAAATATAGGCAGAATCTTCTTATTCAAGATTACAGACGCTACAGAGATCGAAGTAGTGATAGAAAACTTTGGAACAGTAGATTATGAAAAAGGTGAGATACTCATCAATACAGTAAACATAACTTCCACACTCTTACCAGAGAATATTGTTGAGATACAGGCAGTGCCACTATCAAATGATGTTTTAGGAAGAAAAGAGTTGTACCTACAACTCAGTACTGAAAAGAGCAACTTCACAATGAGACAGGACTTGATATCATCAGGAGCGAACTTATCAGGAACAAGATTTGATGTTCAATCAAGTTATATTAACGGTAATAAGGTAAGAGGTGCTATTGTATCAAGTTCATCGGGAGTTGGTAAATTAGTCGGTTATGTAAACGGACAACCTTACTATGGTGAGTTTCATACCATGGAAGATGGTACTAAAATGACCGGTTCTTCTCACTCAGTAAATAGTGTACAGATTCGTGATAATCTTTCAACTATCACCCCTGTGACTACTTCGTCATCAACAAGTTCATCGTCAAGCAGCAGCAGTAGCGGATACTAATGATAGAAACCTCACTATCCAGAGTCAAAATACATGAAGTAATAGAAAGTCAGATACCTGAATCGATAGGTTCTGATAATCCTGTATTTGGCGAATTTCTAAAGCAATATTACATATCACAGGAATATCAAGGAGGACCAGTTGATATTGCTGAGAATCTCAATGAGTATAAAAGTCTTGATTTTCTGAATAGCGATAATCTAACTGGATTCACTTCTGTATCAGGATATATTCCTCCAATTACAAAAACAATATACGTTGATTCGACAAAAGGATGGCCGTCCTCATACGGACTTTTGAAGATCGATAATGAGATAATCACATATACAGGTATTGGTTCTACTTCATTTACAGGATGTGTAAGAGGTTTTAGTGGTATTGAGAATAATCAGAAAACTAATGCTCCAGAGTATTTGACATTTACTCAATCGGGAGTTTCAACACATGCTGATAGATCAAGAGTTACAAATCTAAGTAATCTATTCTTACAGAAATTTTTCAAGAAAGTAAAGGGTCAGATTGCACCCGGTTTCGTAAATCGTAACTTTACAGGTAATCTAGACTCTCGTCTTTTCCTAAAACAGGCACAGGACTTCTACAGTGCCAAGGGAACAGAGGAAGGTTTCAAGATTCTCTTTGGAACTTTATATAATGAAGCGGTTGATATGATCAAACCGCAAGAATTTCTATTCAAACCATCAGATGCGGAGTATATTGTAAATGATGTTCTGATTGCAGAAGTTATAAGCGGAAATCCTCAAAAAATCAAGTCTCAATCTATATCACAGGGAGATTATGCATTAGCATCTGTCTATGATGTTGAAAATATAGTTATTGGTGATAAACAGTTTTATAAGATAAGATTATCTTCAGATACTATTGAAGGTGAATTCAAACCCACTCTAAGAACCAATCTTACAAGTCCCCGTGTGGCAGGTTCTTCTGTTCTAACCGTAGATTCGACTATTGGATTTGCAAAATCATCATCTCTTAGTATAGGGAATAGAGTTTATGGATATACCGATAAAACTCTTACTGAATTCTTGAATGTTACTGGTATAGGAACTGTATCAATTGGAACCACTGTAAATCAAGGTGATGAAATAGTATCATATGAAGATGGTAAGTTATATCGTAAAGTTAGATTGAGAATATTGAATTCTATTGTTGGATTTGAAGGATCTGGCGTTTTACAGCAAAAGGGAAGCGAGTATAAGATAAGATCACTTGGCACTACACAGAAAGGTATTAGATATAGTGAGTGGTTAGAGAATATTGCAACAAAACACGTTGTAAAAGACTTCAAGACAATATCTGCAGGAAACTTTGAACTTATATTGACACAACCGCATTATTACAAGTCTGGAGACTTAGTAGAAGTCATCAGTCAGGACAATCAGCGTAATGACGGTACAATCACAGGTATATTGAATGATCGAGTCATATATGTAAATACACCTACTCTATCTGCAGGCAATAGTTATAGCATTCAAGCAAAAATCAAAACTCAGAATGGTTTTGTCGCTAATGTTCAAAATACCTACGCACAAGGCGATACAGTCGTCGTTGCATCTAATAGTTTACCTCATTTCAGTATTGACGTACAGAAACGTATCAGAACTTTCGGCACAGCAGGAATAACAACTAGATCTCAACTTATCAATATTCCAGATCACAATTATCAAAATGGTGATATTGTATTATACAACCCTGTTACATCAGGATCACCTGTAGCGGGTCTTAGCACTGGTCAATCGTATTATGTAACCAATCTATCTACTGGTAACATTTACCTCTCTCTATCGGCAGAGAACGCCCGTAGAGGAGAATATGTGTATGTGTATGACACTTCAGATATTGGCACAAACACAAATCACACATTAACACCTTATGAGGTTGGTTTTGGTACAATAGGTGCACAAAAACTAATTCGTAAGTTTGAAACACCAATATTCGGTGCTACAAAGGACAAAACTGAAACTGGCACAGGTGTAGGTTTATTTGTTAATGGAGTAGAGGCATATTCATACAAATCATCAGATAAAGTTTATTATGGTTCTGTTGAGGAAATAGAAGTTCTCAATCAGGGTTCAGATTATGATGTCGTAAATCCACCTAGATTATCCGTTCAGCAAGACGGACATATTGGAGTGGGTGCATCTGTTATCTCTCAAGTTACAGGCACCTTCAAGGAGATTCTAGTCAACTCTACAGGTCTAGATTACAAAGGAACCCCTGACGTAAAAATTACCGGTGGTAATGGTCAGGCAACTGCTCAAGCAAAAATGAAACTTGCACCACATGTAGTTTCATTTGATAGCACCAGTGTGGGTGGCATAGTCAATACTAGCACTGATAAATTTACCTTTACAGAAGCACATGGATTCAAGCATGGTGAGGAGATTATCTACGGAACAGATGGTTCAACGACCATTGGAATTGGCACTACTCCGGGAAATCTTATTAACAAATCAGGTTATTTTGTCATCAAGAATGACGACTATACCATTTCCCTCGCTAAGACCCGTAATGATGCCCTATCAGGGATCTCGACAATCAATGTCACATCAAACGGTGGTGGACTACACAACTTTGAAACAAAGGTTTCAAGACTAAAGGTTGATAAGGTAGAAATCATATCTTCCACCAATTTCCATAATAGAGAAAATACTGTAGATACAGTCGGTATCAATACCTTCACAAGTACATTCAACATACCCAATCACAGATACTCATCAGGTGAGACAATAAGATATGGTGGATCAGATCTTACTGACGTCACAGGAATCACAGCAGGAAATGATTATTATGTCGTAAAGATTGATGATCATAACTTTAGAGTGTCTATATCGACATCTTTGATTGACTATGTTGATATTACAAATCCCGGTCTTGGTAATCATAGTTTCAATTATCCACCAATAGTTGTAACTATAGATGGTTCACAAGGAATATCAACTGCAAATGCAACTGCATCACCAATTATCAGAGGTATAATTGATGGAGTTCATGTAAAGAATAAAGGTAACAGTTTCGGTTCTCTAATTATGAATGATAATTATAGACCTGATGTAGTAGTCATTGAAGGATCGAAAGCAGCGTTTGATCCTGTGATTGTCAATGGAAGAATAGATTCTGTATCAATCAAGAGTGGTGGTAAAGACTTCTTTAGTGTCCCTGACATAATTGTGAATGGTGATGGTGTAGGTGCAAAACTGATAGCACGAGTATCTAATGGTAAAGTTGTAGGTGTAGATGTTATAACAAAGGGTGCAGGATACACTGAGAATGGAACAACTATTACCGCTAAAACTCCCGGATCAGGAACAATTCTTTCATCTCATCTAAGAACATGGACAATCAATAATGTAGAGAGATATGCTAACTTTGGTGATGTAAAAGATGATGATGGTTATTATGGCGAGTTCAAAAAGGATGAAAATGGATATCCATATGTAAATTACTATGCATCAAGAAAATTACGCGAATTTCTTGATGATGATGGATCAAAACACTCACCTATACTAGGATGGGCGTATGACGGACATCCAATATACGGTCCATATGCGATAGAAAATCGTGATGGTAGCGGATCACTCAAATACTTACAATCCAGTTATCTCAAGGTAAGTGGTGGAACAAGACCAAATGGTCCCGCTTTCACTGATTATGGTGCAGGATTCTTTATTGAAGATTACGAGTATCGAGAAGGTTACGGAGACTTAGATGAGCATAATGGTAGATTTGCTGTAACTCCTGAGTATCCTAATGGAGTATATGCGTACTATGTTACTGAGTCTGCAACAGTAGTCGGCAATCCACTCAGTCCATTCGCTACTAGAAGAGAACCTATATTCCCTTATATTGTAGGAGATACTTATAATTCTAAGTTATTACCATATAATAACGACTTTACCTCAACTCAGGATAATTTACCTGATGGGTTGTTGAGAAACACTGAGAAATACAATATCAAAGACTATGAGTGCATTTCTAGTAGTTCAAAAATTACTTCAAGTATAGCAAAGATAAAGAATACACAAAAGGGTTCAGTTGATACTCTAAAAATTGTAGAGGGTGGAATTGATTACGCTATAAATGATAAACTAACATTTGATAACTCTGATACACTTGGTTTTGGTGCATCTGCAAAGGTAACTGAATTAGTTGGTGCCGGTGCTACAATCATTACTTCCGCACAACAGATTAAAGAAAAAATTGAATTGTTTGCAGAGGGTACAACTGTAACTGGTATAGTCACATCAGGTCTTCATGACTATGAAGCAGGAATACCAGTACAGATAAGTGGTATTTCATCTGCCATATATTCTGGACTAGAAGGAACATTCCCAATCAAAGTCAAGTTTGTAAGAAGTGGATTAGGAACATCGCTTCTAGCAGGCGGTCTTACTACATCTATCACACTTACAGACAATATAGACATCTTTGATGTAAATGATATAGTCCAAGTTGATGATGAGCAGATGGTAGTGATGCAGCATGATCATTTGAATCAGAAGATCACATTATTACGTGCTCAGAACGGAACAACAGGTGTAGCACACACAGATAGAGCAGAAATTTATAGAAGAGAAAATAAATTTACTTATGAATTAGACAGACCGCTAGATGTAGCGACTCCAAAGAATGTACAATACTATTTTGACGCTACAGGTAATATTGGTGTTGGTCTTACAGGTGGAGTAGGTATCGGTACGACAGTATCCTTTGTAGGTGCAGGAAATATATCCACTACTACATTCTTACCAATCAAGGCAGTTAGATTGCCCGGACATCCCTTTGTACACGGTGATCCTTTGACATACACACCGGGTGGTGGATCTAACTTGTTATATTCATATGACAGCACAAATACACACTTCTTACCTACAACTGGACTATTTGTACAGAAAATAAGTAGTGATTTGATTGGTATCGTTACAAACTCATATCAGATCAATAATCCAAATGATAGAGTCTTCTTCAACGGAACTATTGGTATTGGTAACAGTCATCAGTTCAGATCCAACAGAAATGTCCCAACATCGGACGCTACAACGTTTGAAGTAACAGTTTCGACTGCAACTACTCATCATCTCGGTCAATTTGATGAAATTGATATGAAAGTGGTTTCTGCAGGATCAAGCATACTCAATATCAACTATGACTCTGGAACTAGGTTTATAAGTATAGGTTCATCCAATAATCCACCAATTACAACTACTCTTGGTGAGAAATTGATATTTGACACTTCAGATACTGATTTATCAGGAACTAAACTTGAATTCTTCTTGGATCAAGCATTTACAAAGAAATTTGTCGGTTCTGGTAAATCTACAATGGAAAGAATCGATAATCTCGTTCCCGGAATCTCATCTGCAAGAACCACACTACATGTAACCGAAAATGTGCCCGATACACTGTATTACAGGTTTATGTCAATATCTCCAAGTGTGTATGTTAATATAGATGAGGATGTCACTGATTATGGTAAGATTATTGTAAACCCAAGTGAATTTACAGGAAAGCACTCTCTAACAACTGCTACAGGCACAACATTCAAATTCTTCACCGGTGGTCTACCAGAAAGAGTCGGATATACAAGTGAGTCTAGTATTACCTATACAACATCATCATCGAGTGCTCGTGGACCTATTTCTAAGGTTATCTTAGAAGAAGGTGGTATGAATTATCAAGATCTTCCAAAAGTCTCTGTTGCCACCACAACAGGTAGATCTGCAGTCATATTGGCAGAAACTGAATCTGCAGGAAAACTATTGACTACAGAAATCTTAGAATTTGGATATGATCACTCATCTGATCCCACACTACGCCCAGAAGCGAGTGTGCCGAATATTATCACATTGAAGGATAACTTTAGTCTCGATTCTGTAGGAATCACCTCAACTGGATCTAAGTACCTTTCTGCACCTGATCTTATCGTTTATAACAGACAAGATGATGTAGTCAATTCAAGTGTTGAATTAGTTGCATCTTTAGAAGGAACAAGTGTTCAAGGTGTAAGGGTTATCAATTCTGGCGGTAATCTAAAGAGTACAGACACAGAAGTATTTGCTATTAATAATAGTAATGGTGTTGGTATCATAAGTGCTACATATTCAGATCCTACTGTAACACTTAGATTACAGACACCTTCAGGTGGATTTACAACAGCACTACCTTTACCATTTACTATTGGTGATGAAATATTTGTTGAGAATATTGGTGTATCCACAGGTCATGGATATAACTCTTCTGACTTCCAATACAATTACTTCGTTGTCAGTGGTGTGAATACAGCACCCGGACTGGTGGATCAGGCAACAATCACTTATAATGTAACTACAGATCCCGGAACACATGATTTACAAGGTTTCGGTGTTGTTACTAGAAAGACTGATATAGCACAGTTTGACCTTTCACTGAAAGAGGGTGTATTCTTCTCAGGTGAAGAAATTTATACAGACAATGCAACAACAAACATTTCCAGAGGACAAGATAGTTCCACAAATATTATTCGAGTTGATTCTCTTGATGGGTTCAATGTCGGAGATTTAGTAAGAGGTAAAACATCTCAAGCATCAGGTGTTATTGAAAGTTCGACTGCAAACACTGGTAGATTCAAAATAGGATCTACATTCAAGAAATCATTTGGATGGCAGAAAGATACTGGTAAAACTAATGAATATTTCCAAAGAATACAAGATAATGATTATTATCAGAACTTCTCATATTCACTCAAATCATTAGTAGGAATATCGAGTTGGAGTGAACCAGTTGATTCACTGGCACACCCTGCAGGATTCAAAAAGCATTCTGATCTTCTTGTTCCCTCTGTTGCATCAGTTGGAATAGGATCTACTGTATCAGCAAAAGAACAGCAAATATCATCTCTCGTGTTGATTGATAATAAGGCAAAGATTTACTGTAAACATGACTTTGACTTAGTAAGAGAACTTACAAATGCTGAACAAACAAAGAGTGATAAAGTTATATTCCAATCTAACAAGTTCGGTGATGCTCTTATATGTAAAACAAACAGAGTATTGTCTATAGATGACATCAGTCCACAGTTCTATTCAGATCCTAATATCGAGAGAGCAGTTGAATTAGATTCATGGGGAGCAATTGATTTTACTGCTGTCAAATACTATGCACAAGTTGTTTTAGATGACACATCTGGAGTGAACAGTAATGAAACACATTATAGCGAATTTACTGTAACACATAATGGAACAACTGCATTGATCAATCAATATTCTGATCTAGCAGATTCATTTGACCTTGGTGAATTCACAGCAGATATGACTGCAGGTGGTCAAGTATCGGTATCATTTGAACCTTATAATAGCACCTTTGTTTATGATGTAACAGTGTATCGTGAAATCTTGAATCAAGGGGTGGGTGTTGGTACTACATCCTACGGTGCTATCAAGAAGGTGGGTGTATCATCATTTGTTGCATCTTCCGGATCACCATCAGAGCAAATTATCCAATCTATAGATGCGAATACATTCAAGTCTGGAACAGTTCTTGTATCAGTAACAGGTGTAAATGAAAAAGAAGTATTAGAGGCAAGTTTCGTAGGTGTAGGATCTACAACTCAATACATCGAATATGGCAAGATGAAGGAGGATATGGATTTGGGTACATTTGATATTGGAATGACTGGTACAAATGATATACAACTCAAGTTCACTCCTATTGCAGGTATGGGTGTGACAGTTGCAACATTGGCAACTCTAGTGGGGGTAGGAACTACAGTTTCAAATGGTATTCCCGGTGGAGCATATGAAGTTGGAGATGCTTATCTAGAATCCAGAAGAACTGAGATATCAGCATCTGGAACTCCTGCTGCTACCAATATATCATCACTCTCATACGACAATTACACAAGTGTTAAATATTATGTGGAAGTTGAAAATGTTACTAACAACGAATACTCAACATTCCATGTTGCTGCTAATGCTTATCAAGGTGATTCCAACTTTGTTAAGTATGGAAATGTCTCTACTGGTTTGACTGCTACACGAGATATACAGAATACAGATATTACTGTATCTGGTACAAATGTACTTTTACAATTCACACCTATGGAAAATAGAACTTACGTTGTAAGAGTATCTGAAATAAAAATTGATAAACCTGATGATGTTGCTAACGACACCACGATAGAATACTAATGTTCAAGATAGGGTCAGTAAATAAAAAATTCAATAGAGAAACTGAGACATTCAGATACTCTTTTCATCTTACTCATAAGGGAGATCCTATCTTCCTGAAATCTTTTGATGGGTCAAGCACAACTGCTGTTTTATTAGGGTCAGATACTATAGTTCTCAAAAACCATTTTTATATTACAGGTGAAGAATTAGAGTACTATGCTAATGATGTTGCTATTGGTATAGATCATACAAGTAGTGGAGTTGGTGCAGCAACAACTCTGCCTGAAAAAGTTTATGCTATAAAGGTTGATGAAGATAAGATAAAACTAGCAGCAACTCCTGCACTGGCAGCAGCAGGAACACAGATAGGTCTAACAACTGTTGGCGTAGGAAATAGTCATTACTTTACAGCAAAGAAGCAGAATAGTAAAGTTATAGTAGCACTTGATAATATCATACAATCACCACTCTATAATACTGTAGGAGCAGCGACTACAACAGTTAGTATCTTGAATAGAGTTGTTACCACATTTGATAATCCCGGTTTGAAAGCATATGATCTAATCAAAATTGATGATGAGATCATGAGAATACAAGTTGTTGATTACAATGGAGTAAATAATGCATTTTTGGTAGACCGTGAGTGGATGGGGACTACATTAGCATCACATTCAAATGGTGCTACAGTTCAATTAGTCAAGGGTGACTATAATATTATCAATGATAGAATTACCTTTGCTGATGTTCCTTTCGGTGGTATAAAAGTAAATGTCGGTGTTGATTCTAATCAATTCAATCTAACATCAAATAGTTTTACAGCACTATCTGATTTTCTTACGAGTGGATCAGAAGTAAGACTTAGAAGTGCAAATCCCCCTGCACCATTAGTAGGTAATGATAATTACTTTATCATCAAGAATGGAGTAAATAACTTCTCTCTAGCAGCAAATAGAGGAGATGCTCTCGTTGGCACTGCTATCACACTTACAAGTGCAGGTATAGGAACTCACAACTTCTTATTTGTAGATACTTCAAATGGAAGTTCGTTCCAAGGTAGATCTTTTATGAGATCTGATTACAGTGGCAATGTGGTGATGGATGATGCTTCTCCTAGTTTTACTGGTATAGCAAAGACTTTTACTATCACAAGTGCAGGAGTCAATACAACAGGTATAACCAGTGATTTTGGTGCAGTACTCATCAATAACATTTTCCAGAAACCAGAAGTAGATTATGATTTCATAGGTGGTTCTGCAACTGGAATTACATCAATCAGATTTACAGGTAACACTACAAATACCGTCAGTATAAATGATGTAAATTCAAATCAATTACCCAGAAAGGGTCTTATAGTCTCAATAGCAAATACGGAGGGATATGGATATCAACAACGACAAGTGGGAACAGGAACCGCAGTGGTTACGGGATTTGGTACGATTACAGTTGCAATTGGATTCAGTGGATCCGGATACAGAAATCCTCCTACAACTTATAGAATTCTGGTCGATGGCGGAAATCCTACGGTTGGGAGTTCTGGCACATTTACAGTCGAAGGGGGACACGTAAAAGATGTCTTTATGAATCCTGTAGGTACAGGATATACATGGACTGATGTTCCTAGAATTACTTTTGATAGTCCAGTTGGATATGATGATTTACAACTTATAAGTTCATCTACTGGTGTAGGTGCATCTGTGAGTGTGAATGTAGGTGCAGGACTTAGCATCACTTCATTTGATTTGAATAATATTGGATATGGATTTACAGTGGGAGAGCAATTACGTATTGCAGGAATACCAACTGTTACAAGTATTGGTTCTACCTTCCAGAATGCAGTATTTACTGTCACTGAAACTAGAGACGATGAATTTGCAGGATGGGTATTTGGTAAACTGCAAGTATTAGATGACTTCTCTAATGAGTTTGATGGAAGGAAAAAGGTATTTACAATAACTGAGAACAAAAATCCACTCAGTATTGAAAAGAATCCCGGATCTCCTATTGAGTTGAAAGAAAATTTATTAGTATTCTTGAATGATATAATTCAACACCCCGGAGTATCATATGTCTTTGATGGTGGAACTCAAATAGAGTTTCTTGAACCACCTGTAGAAGGAACAACTCTACAGATTATGTTGTATAGAGGAACTGATTCTGATGTTGCAACAGAGGGATCATTACAGACAATCAAAACTGGTGATGGTATAACAATAAGAAAGAATGATGGTGAGATAAATCCTGTAACTCAGAATGAGAGAATAGTTTCTGCTATCACTGCAAGAGATACTCTTAGAACAAACGTATATACACAGCAAGGTATATCAAATCAAATTGATCCTTTGAGACCTGTAATGTGGTGTAAGCAGCAGGATGATCTTATTGTTGATGGTGCTCCTGTCAGTAAGGCAAGAGATTTATATGATGCACGAGTGAAACCAGCAGCAAGAATAATACAAAGTGTCAGTACAACTGACAATACCTTCTATACAGGAGGAGGTGCTTTAGTCTTCAGTAAGACTGAGGAACCTGATGTCAGCACAATGAGTATTCAGATTATAGATTCTGATAAAAACAATACTGGGTTTGGAACTACCACATTCTTCAACCCTGTTGAGACAGTTACTGGTGTGACTGTCACTGGAGATGATGGTGTGATTACTGGAATAGGTACAACTGCACAAGGAATTCAATTCAATATGCATATACCTTTATCATCACCTCTAAGAACAAATACATTGGGTGGACTTACTAAGACAGGAATCTCAACAGGAGATTACTTCCAAGTAACTAGATCAAATGTGGGTAATGGTGTGACAGCACTATCCCAAGATAGGACAGTCGCTATTTCATCATGCTCTGACCTTATAGATACTGTGTTCCAAGTATCCCATATAGAAGATATTGCACCAGTTGGTAGTGCATCATCTGTGAGAGTACATGTAAATGTAGAGACCGGTCATGGTCTAAACTTTACTGGACTAGGATCTGGAGTTGGAAACTACTACGGTAACTACAGTTGGGCGAAGTTTTCGTCTTCTAGAACTACCGGAATAGCGTTCACTTGTAACTCATCTGATGGACTTACTGGTCTATCAACTGCACCAACTATAGTTCGTACCACGAAACTATCGCTAGATTACACATAAATAACACTAAAAGTTTGTAGAGAAGAATGCCTGCGATCATTACAGATCAAATCAGAGTATTAAATGCGTCTAACTTTGTCAACGGAATATCCACCACGACAAATAGTTACTACGTGTTTATAGGGTTGCCGAATGCTACGGAAGTAAATTCAGATTGGAATACCAATACTCCGGCACCAATTGATAACTTTGACGATCACGACGACATATATGATACACTTATATCTGCTAAGAAAATTAATTCGGCAGATGTACTTCAAGTCATCAGAAAATTATCTTGGACATCGGGAACGATATACGAGATGTATCGTCATGACTATGATATAAACAATACCACTCCACAAACAAATTCCGCTAATTTATATAATTCAAATTATTATGTAATGAACTCGGATTTTAGAGTTTACGAGTGTATATTCAATGGAGCAAACCCAACCAATAGTGGTAAGGGTATTGCATCACTAGAAGAACCCACCCATACTGATCTACAACCACGATTAGAATCTGACGGGTATCTTTGGAAATACCTCTACACAATCAAACCAAGCGACATCGTTAAGTTTGATAGTGTTGAATACATTCCAGTTCCACAGAATTGGTTAACTAGTTCTGATACTCTTGATGTAAGAAATGCTGCTGTTGACGGTAAGATAGAAACAATCGTTATAGAGGATACAACCTCTGCTGCTTATCAATTTAGTGGCACAAAAAATAATGTTCCAATCAGAGGAGATGGGCAAGACGGACTAGCATCTGTTAATTTTGTAAATGGTAAACCTACTACTGTTCAGGTGACAAATGGTGGTTCAGGATATTCCTTTGCAACATTAGATTTGGATTCAGTTGTAACAGGATCAGGTGCAGTGTTCTCAGTTATAATACCACCTCCAAAAGGACATGGTGCAGACATATACAGAGAACTAGGTGCAAATAAAATTTTAGTATATTCGAGAATAGAAAATAGTGATACAACAAATCCTGATTTCCCAGTAGGTAATCAGTTTGCTCGTATCGGTATTCTCAAGAACCCAAATGTAAACGGAACTACAAATCTACTCACTGCTTCATCAGCAAGTGGTGTGTATGGTCTTCGTCTTGCAGGAGCAGCATCAAGCACCATGAGTGTGCAAGTTGATGGTGAAATAACTCAAACAATAGGTATAGGATCTACTGCTGTAGGTAAGATTATATCTTACGATCCAGTCACTAAATTCCTTAGATATTGGCAAGATAGAGATCTAGCAACTAAAAGTTCTACAGGTTCAGTTCCCACCTACGGTTACAGACTAAATAGGTTCACGAGCACTCCTGCAACAGGTGGTTCTATCAACGTTGTTGTCAAGACAACCACAGGAACCGAAACAGTAGGAATTGAGACTACGTTCACAGGTGTATCCACATCAGTGAATTCCAAAACATATTATTTTGGACAATCCATAAGTAGCGGTATTGCTTCCCCTGAGATAGAAAAATACTCTGGCGACATCATTTACATTGATAACAGACCAGAGGTGACAAGAGCAGCAAATCAAAGAGAAGATATTAAAATCGTCTTAGAATTCTAAATCGATGCCACAGAACACCAACCTAAACGTCAATCCATATTTTGATGATTTCGATAAGGATAAGAAATTCAACAGAGTCTTATTCAAACCCGGAACTCCAGTCCAAGCAAGGGAACTGACAACACTACAATCGATCTTACAAGATCAGATTGAAAAATTTGGACAACATATGTTCAAAGAAGGATCCGTAGTGATACCCGGATCTGTTGCTTATGATGATTCATATTATGCTGT